AGAAACAGAAATTTTATCAGTAATAAACTAAAACAAATATGTCAACAACACAGAATTTATTCGGAAAAGAATTGAAAGAAAAGCTCAAAGCGGGCATAGATAAATTAAATCACTCGGTATCGTCCACACTTGGACCAGGCGGTCGTACGGTTTTAATAAAAGATCAATCAGGAGAAGTTAAAGTTACCAAAGACGGTGTAACCGTAGCTAAATCGTTTCACAAACTCGAAGACGAAGTAGAAGATCTTGGAGCGCAATTGGTAAAACAAGTAAGTGTTAAATCTGCAAACGAGGCAGGAGACGGTACTACAACTTCAACTCTGCTTGCTGCCAAAATGGTTGAAGAGGGACTCAAAGTCATCTCTCAAGGCGTAAACGCAGTCGAAGTCAAGCGCATGATTGATACAGCCGTAGAAGATGCAGTAAAGCACATCAAAGAGATCGCTATCGATATCGAATCTGAAGAGCAGATCAAACAAGTAGCAACAATATCCGGTAACAACGATCCAGAAATCGGCAATTTGATTGCCACTGCAATCGATAAAGTCGGTCGCGAGGGAGTTGTAACGATTGAAGAATCAAAAACTGGAGAAACCCAACTCGAAGTTGTAGAAGGTATGCAGTTCGAAAGAGGTTATAAATCACCATATTTCGTAACCAATAACAATACGATGCAAGCCGTACTCGAAGATCCTTACATTATGATCTACGATGGTCGTATTTCTACTGCACAAGAACTGTTGCAAGCGCTAACAAAAGCCAACTCAGAAAATAAACCACTTCTTATTGTTGCTGAAGACATCGGAGACGAAGCTCTTGCTACACTCATCGTAAACAAGATGAGAGGCATTGTGCAAGTATGCGCTGTAAAAGCACCAGAATACGGAGAAAGAAAAACTCTGCTTCTCGAAGACATGGCCATTCTCACAGGAGGTCAAGTGCTTTCAAAAGACAAGGGTCACAAACTCGATAAGATTGCACCTCAACAACTCAACGAATTCTTTGGTCGTGCAAGAATGGTTACAGTAGAAAAAGATCAAACCACTATCATTGACGGCAAAGGCAACGAACACTTAATCGAAGCAAGAGCCGAAGAAATCAAAGAGCAGATCGAAAAAGCCTCTTCTTTCTACGAGAAAGAGAAATTGCAAGAGCGTCTTGGTAAACTCATCGGCGGTGTAGCAATCATCTCTGTTGGTGGAAATTCTGACATCGAAATCAAAGAAAAAGCAGATCGAGTTGAAGATGCACTATTTGCAACCAAAGCTGCGCTTGCTGATGGTATTATACCTGGCGGAGGTATTGTATTACACAAACTTGATAGCAAAGCTTCAGAGATGAATAAAGGAGAGCAAATTGTTTATACTGCATGCGCTCAACCGTTCATAAAGATTTTAGAAAATGCAGGAGTAACAGAATGGTATCGTATTGCTCACGAAGTAAAGACTTCAGATTTGAAGAACGCAACATACGATGCTAAGAGTCGTAAAGTAGTTGATGCTTTCGAAGCAGGAATTATCGATCCAGCAAAAGTTGTTATCACAGCACTCAAGAATGCTGCATCTGTAGCAGGAACAATTCTAACTACCGAATCTGTTGTGTTCGAAAAACAAGATAAAAATCAAAATGCCCAAGATCCAAATGCGGGTATGATGTAAAGATTCTCTTATTTCAGCCATGTTAAAGAAGCGCCGCAAGGCGCTTTTTTCGTATATTTATAACAATACAGAAAAAATGAAATTAAAAGATCTGTTAAACGAAGCCTACGGATCCCAAAAATTGGGACAAGATCTACAATCTTGGGCATCAGAAAACAATGTAGCGTTTGCTAAAATCTCCGCACAGAAAAAACCCGCCTCTTACGGAGGTTCCATTTCAGATACACTCTATAGAGTTGGAATCTATCATGCGTTAGTCAGATACGTAACAGTTCCTGGAGCTCCAAGATTGAATGAGCTCAAGATGTGGTTGTTGGACGGACCCGAAAAGAACGCGAACGTTATCGCATCTAAGGCATTCATTGAAGACTTTAGATACGTTAAAGACATACTTGTGAAATACGTACTACCGACATCAAAGATGAAAACTCGTAGCAATAACACGTGGGACAAAGCCAAGATAGATCGATTGATTCGCGATCTCTCAGCTGATAAACAATACAGAAGTTTCAATGACGCAGAAGCGTTTGAAGTGGCGCAATCAATACTCGATGATCATCCAGGTCTAGAAGACGCAGTCAAGAGTATTTATAGAATACAAGATGTTCAAGGTTGGCTCGCGAACAAGATTTAAGCATATTTATTACTATAAACAAAAAAAAATGAAACCGTTCGATTACAACAAGTATTTACAAAACAACCGTCTGTTGAAAGAGATGGACGAGAGCAACATGGAAGAAGGCCAACAACCCTGGGACTTTCTAGTCTATGATATGAATCCATATCTTGCGGGAAAACTCAAAGGAGCGGCTAAAAAACTCGGAGTAAGTCTAAAAATAGATGAATACAACCCGGCAGAATGGGAAATAAGAATCCGTCCAAACAATGAAAAAACCTTTAAAATCGTATTCAAGATGCTAGAAAAAACTGGTCTTGATTTTGAAGAGAGTCATGGAATGTTTTCAAGAGGTATGGAAGAAGGAAGCACAGAAGACTAATTAAAAAATACAAAATAAGTGAAAGCACCTTTTCGGTGCTTTTTTTATGTTCTTAAAAGATAAATTTCAACAACTAAAAACAGTTGATTATATTCTATAAAATTACAAAGTTATGGCAAAATATGCACTAGTTTCCATTATGGGAAATGTAGGATCTACTCTCAATTCCCAAGGCGGGGGATTTGGATTAATAGCCACCAAAATGATGAGGGACAGATACCCAAACGATCAAATCGATGTCAATCCCAAACCCGATACGTGGTACGACTACGATCACATATTTGTTTGCGAAGGAGTCAACTTCGTAGAGGGCAGTTTTAATGTGCCGGGAGGGCCTCAGAAAGAACACTACGATAAGATGAAAGCAATGGGAGGTTATCAACGAGGAGTAACGTTCATTAACCAAAAGTTTGACTTTGAGAAATTCAACAAACGTATCGATATCAAATACGCACAGTTTCCTCAAGGGGATTTGATCAATCTATTCATTGATACTGGATTACAATCAAGAAAGTGTGTGATAGGAGATTCGCATGCTCTTAGTGTTTGGCGTCCAGGATTTGGACTGGATTGGACTGCAGGTCGAACACTTCACGGATTCTTGAAGAGAAACACTCCTGAAGAGATTAACGAAAAATATGACGAGGTTACTCTCTATTTTGGAAATATTGATAACAGATTCCATCTTATGAGACAGCCAGAACCTCAGAGAGCAACAATCGATCTGTTCAAAAAATACGTAGAATTTGCAAAGCAATTAGACAATGCAATCCTTGTAGAACTACTTCCAGTGGAGCATGAAAGCAGAAAGATTCCAGGAACAGGACTATACAAAAAACAACCATTCTTTGGCACAAGAGCAGAGCGAATGGAACTGAGAGCTCTTGCAAATGCAATAATGCACGAATCTGGTTTACCGATGATTACGTGGCCACAAGAGTGGATCGATGCAGATGGAACAAAAATGCTTGATATTCTTGAGATGAAACAATCGGTACACCTCAAGCCAAAAAATTGGAAATACATAAACGAAATAACAAATGTTTCTTAACAAAACAACTGACCAAAGTAACCTTGATTTAGCAGGAGGTAAAGATCTTGATTACTATTTGAATCTTACCAAAGACTATAAACACGATTTCTCTTTTACGATAAAAGATATCGAAGGATTTAAGGTAATCGACGATGGAGAGTTTGAGTTTGGAACCAAAGCAAAAATGGCGGACTTCTTTATTTCGCAAGTCGAAGAAGACGCTCTTGTTTATGTGTGTCCGCGAACGGGATATGCTCCATTCTCTCTGTGTTATTTGGCAAAAAAGTACAATAAAAAACTGTATCTGGTAATGCCCGCTTCAAAAGAAGCCAGTGCTCATCAACTCACCGCAATCGAATATGGCGCTACTCCATTATTTGTTAGAATTCCAGCAATGCCAACCGCAAATATATGGGCCAAGAAGTTTGCCGAAAAGATAGGAGCCAAGTTCCTTCCATTTGGGTTAAAACATGAGTTAGTGGTTGCCGGCGGCGTAAGAGTCTTCTACGATAACTTTAAGGATCTAGATATTCCTGAGATGTGGACAGTATTTTCTACAGGGGTGCTGTCCCGGACGCTGCAGATCGCTCTTCCTAATACGACCTTTAATGCTGTAGCAGTAGCAAGGAACATTCAGCAGGGTGAGCTCGGGAGAGCTCGATTCTATAGCCACGCTAAGAAGTTCACAGAGAACAGCGAAACAGTACCGCCTTTTGATTGCATACGCACTTACGACGCGAAAGGTTGGGAGTTCATTAAAAAATTCGGTAAACAGGGAGATTGGTTTTGGAACGTAGCAAAAAACATGCCAACACCGACAATTAAAGCTAAAGACGTAAACTCGCAAAGAGAGTGGGGAGACATGAGAGATTTACAAATAAAATAATTAATAATAATATAAATCCATTAATTATATTAATATTATATGGCTACCAAAAAACCAGATTTAGTTGTTTGGGATGAAGGACGTGGTTATTATCCTAGAGAACTAACATATGGTAGCAATTTAAGTGCTCCTATTATACAAGCAGATAATGTTGATGGATGGAAATTGGCAAGAATAAAAAATGTAAATAGTGAGTTTGAAGCTAGATACAATGAATTAATAGCTGAAGCACAAAAACTAAAGAATGAATATGAATGGAATGAACTTATATATACTAAAGTTCAGTATAATTTTCAACCAACAGTAGGTCACGTATATCATTTATATTCAAGAGAGGATGAAAGTATGTTTTTATCAATTATAGAACCAAGTAATTGGGATAAAAAATATATAGCAAGTTTTAGATTAGATTCGACAAATAAATGGGTTAAAATATGAAAAAATTAACTCTAATAATTCTTTTATTAATTAGCCTAAATTGTTTGGCGCAAGAAAATCCAATTGGTAAATTTTTAAAAGAATGGTTGGATGTACCTTATAAATTTGGTGGTAGTACCAAAAACGGAATAGATTGTTCAAAATTGGTACAGAGGTTTTACAAAGAAGTTTATAATACGGAAATTCCTGGTGTTTGTAGAAAAATATGGGATTTTACAAACCGAATAGAAAAAGACAGTTTGAAAGAGGGAGATGTTGTATTTTTCAATAGTAGATTAAGCCCAAGCGGATGGCACGCTGGGATTTATTTAACGGACGGATATTTTCTTCACGCTCCAAATAGAAAAGAACGAGTTAAGATAAGTTATTTGTACGAAGAACCGTATAATAAAATATATAAAGGCGCAGGTCGTTTAACAGAGAAACAAAGTTTATGAAAAGTATATTACAACAAGCACACGAAATTGTATTCGAAAGAAACGAAGAGAAAGAGCGCATGTATGGTCCATTCGAAGCAGGTATGGAACAAGCCGCTAGAATCGCATCTGAGCTCTCTAGAAAAGAGATTACAGCATTCGATATGTACAATTGTATGATTGCTCTAAAGTTATCTAGAGCTTCTTGGAATTACAAAGAAGACAACTATTTAGATGCTGTTGCTTACATGGCATCACTCAACGATTATTTAAAAACAAAACAAGACGATAATGTTAGTAAAAAGAATACGAGAAGTAAAACTTCCAAATAGAGGAACAAGTAAATCAGCAGGACTGGATTTTTTCATACCGAATGATTTTACACCAATAACGCTTAATCCAAATGAATCTGCTCTTATTCCTTCAGGAATAAAAGCTCAAGTTCCAGAAGGTCACGCTCTCATAGCATTTAATAAATCAGGAGTCGCAACAAAACAGTCCCTTATGGTTGGAGCTTGTTGTGTAGATGAAGACTATGAAGGAGAAATTCATTTACACGTTATTAATGTTGGAAAAATGCCAACAGTATTACAACCCGGTCAAAAATTAACCCAATTCATATTAATACAAGTAAATTATGCAAATGTACAAGAAGTTGAAAACTTCCCACAACGACAAACAGAAAGAGGAAGTGGAGGATTTGGCAGCACAGGTCTTAGCTAAACAACTAAGATTAGATAGTGTTTTCTTAAATATTGCAAAAGAAGTTGCGACTCTTTCTCATTGTACAAGATCAAAAGTTGGAGCAGTAATCGAATTAGCTGGAAATATAATATCTTTCGGGTTTAATGGAACTCCTCATGGGATGAAAAATTGTTGTGAAGATAATAATAACGTTACACTTCCACATGTAATTCATGCTGAGTCAAACGCAATAATCAAAGCTGCGAAATCAGGTCAATCTATGAGAGGCGGTACACTTTATTTAACCCTTTCTCCATGTTTAGATTGCTGCAAACTTATTCTACAATCAGAAATAAAAAGAGTTGTATATTTAGAAGAATATAGAGATAGAACAGGAATAGATTTTTTAAAGAGCTTTATTAAAGTAGAACAATATGAATACTAGTGTTTTAGGTAAACAATTTTATGATCCGACTCATGCATTCGAATCTTTATATACTGGTATAATGCACACAGGAGAAGAATTTGATGGAACAAAAGCGTCATTTAATGTTTCTTTCACAGTAATAGATCCAACTAAAAAAGTCATAACTACTCCACAAAGAAAATTTAAACAAGATTATGCAGAATACGAGTGGGAGTGGTATCTTAAAGGAGATAGAGATGCGTCTGAAATAGCCGAAAGAGCCAAAATCTGGAAGCAGATGATGATCCCTGGAACAACCGAAGTAAATTCTAATTATGGATATTTTTGGAATTATAACAATCAGTTGACACGTATCATAGAAGATCTCAAAAGCAATCCAAAAACTAGAAAAGCAATTTTGGTACACTATTTGTTACATGAGTTAGATAGATACAAATATGATACTCCATGCAATGATGTTTTGAATTTTTATGTTAAAGATAACAAGTTACAATTAACTGTTTTTGCAAGAAGTATAGATCTAGTGTTTGGTTTTTGTAACGACCAATATACATTTGCAAAACTAATGGAATATGTTTCTGAAAAAACTGGATACGAAATAGGTCAAATGCATTGGTTTATAACTAATTTACACATCTACGAAAGACATTTCAAATTAATGGATAAGTGATTATGAGAGTTAGATTAGAAAGAAAATTTTTGGAAGAACAATTATCTCAACTTCCAAGAAATAAGTATAATTGCTTCCAATGGTGGCGTCGATACCAAACTAGAGACGTGCTCTCAAAAAAAGCTCCACTATATGATAAAATAGTGAATGGAGATTATGATTTTTCGATGTATTTATATCAAGCAGAAATGGAACTGTATTTGTTAGAAGATCGTTTAGATGGAATAAAAAATCCTGAGGATGCTCATGACATTAGAAGTTTATTTATGGAAAGATACCGAAGACTTTTATCTGATTATGAAAAAGAAGAAAAACAAGTGACGCAAAATTTAATCAGCGATTTTTCTAAAACTTTTGGGTTAGATAAAAAGCAACTCGAAACTTTTATGGAAACGTATGATGGCACGCTACTTGAAATGTATAATCATTTCAAACAACATACTAAAAAGATATAAACAAATGGTTATAGAAGGAATCAATATATTTAATCAATAAACAAAAAAAAAACA